CGCGGTTGGGGTAATGGTCAGGCGCAGCCGGGGATGAAGATTGATAACAAAGGCGGCATGATCGTGGTACAGTGGGCTGACGGAACAAAGTTCGACGGTCAGCAAATCGAGGGCGAAGTTGTCCAAGACCAGTCCTGAGTTCAAGGAAATGCTTAAGCGCAATAATAAAAAGCGCTGGACAGAAAACACTGCGCGTGTGAACGCAATGAAATCTGTAAGGGGTTGTTTGGACTGTGGCGAAAATCACCCAGCTGTCCTTCAATTTCATCATCGGGATGGCTTACAGGGCGGAAAGCGCCTGAACAAGTTTTACTACGGTTCGTGGAGCGTTTTGGAAATAGAGATGGCTAAGTGTGACATTTTGTGCGCCAATTGCCATCTCAAGCGGCATTATGAAGAGGGTACAGGCTTCTTCGGACAGGCAGTAAATGCTTGACGCCATTTTGGAACCGGAAGATAAGACCGCCGCTCAACCGGTAACAATTCCTTACGTCCCTCGTAAGCACATTCTCCCCATTCATCATTCGCCGAAGCGGATGCAGTTCGTTGTCGCGCACCGCCGCGCGGGAAAAACAGTCGGACTGGTCAACCACATATTACGAAAGGCGCTCGAGAATAAGCGTCAGATTCCCCCACCCCGTTACGCATATATTGGACCATCATTCGCCCAGGCAAAAGATCTAGTTTGGAGCTATCTGAAGCATTACACTTCTACCCTCCCAAACGTAAAGTTCTCTGAGGGGGAACTCCACGCGACGTTGCCGACGGGCGCGCAAATAAACCTCTACGGCGGGGCCAGCGCTTACGAACGTATGAGAGGGCTATATTTCGACGGTGCGGTCCTCGATGAGTTCCCAATGCTGAACCCCGCCGCGTGGAGTACCGTTATTCGCCCGTGCCTCGCTGATTATAAAGGTTGGGCGGTCGTTTCGGGGACCTCGAACGGAGACGACCACTTCCACGACCTCAAGAAAAAGGCGGAACGGGAACCTGACAGCTGGGATGTTCACGTCATACCGGTGACCAAGACAGACGCGTTGGACCCGGATGAAGTACGGGAAATGACGCGCGACATGAGCGCTGCGGAATACGCCCGTGAAATGCTGTGCGATTTCGCTGCGCCGATCGAAGGGTCTTATTACGCCGAATTGGTGAACGAACTAAAGACAGATGGGCACGTCACGCAGGTTCCGTGGCAGCCGGAAGCGCTTACGTACACGTGGTGGGATTTGGGGATAGACGATGAAACCGTCGTTTGGTTCGTCCAGCGCATCGGTAAGGCTCTACATGTCGTGGATTACTACTCGAATTCCGGTAAAGGATTGGAATGGTATTCACAAATTGTCAGAGGTAAGCCCTATTCCTACGGGGCGCATGTTTTTCCCCACGACGTTAAAGCCAGAGAGCTTGGAACTGGACGATCTCGGTACGAAATACTTATGGAACTGCTAGGAGACGTAGTAGTTTGTCCGATGCATTCGGTAGAAGACGGTATAAATGCTGTCCGTGCCGTCTTGCGGCAGTGCTATTTCGACGAAAAGACTACCACCCCCGGTCTTTCGGCGCTATCGAATTACCATCAGACAAAGACAGGGAGGCCCGAGCACAATTGGGCCTCCCACGCCGCTGACGCATTCCGGTACGGCTCGATGTGCCTGAATATGACTATAGGGATGATTGGAAGTTCCAAAGTAATACCTCTGAACGGGCCGCTGCGCCGCCGAATTAGAAGGTCGAGGATATGACTGAGCCAGTTACCAGCGAACCTATCTTGCAGTTTTTTGCTTATGCGCACCTGCCGGAACACCTGCAGGAAATATCGGCACCATTTGGTAAAATGGCGGAATGGATTGTTAATAATCTTCCGCGCAACCCAGAACGCACCGTGGCGTTACGCAAGTTGCTTGAAGCTAAAGACGCAGCAGTGCGTGCTAGGTTGTTCAAATGAACGTAGTTACGCCTAACCCTCTGCCGCCCCCGACGGAACGCATGTTTGAGAACAGCGGCGTCGGAGGTATCGGCAAGAATTCAGGAACTGATGCGAGCGATCCGGACACTTATGAGTATCTGATTCGCGCGTTGATCGACGATGCTAAGAGCTTTGAGGAGTCCACCCTTGCTCCGGACCGTGAAGAAAACCTCGAATACTTCTACGGCGAAAAGCCGGCGATTGAAAGTACAGATGATGAGGGCAACCCGACTAGTTCCTCTGTTGTATCTACAGATGTTCGCGATACCGTCATGGCAATCATGCCCTCCCTTATTCGTATCTTCACCTCTCCGGAACACATTGTTTTCTGTCAGCCGAACTATGAGGGCCAAGAGGATCTCGCTAACCAGCAGACGGACTACCTGGAATATGTATTCTGGGAGGACAATCCCGGCTTCATGCTCCTCCACGACGCATTCAAAGATGCGCTGACCACGAAGACTTGCGTGATGTATTGGTACACCGACATGTCGGAAGAGCCAGTTACGCAAGAGTTTCACAATCTGTCCATGGAGGAAATGCAGGTCCTCCTTTCGGAGGGTGCGCAACCCACTGAGGAGCCTGTTCCGGACCCAGAGAATCCCGGCCAGATCGAAAGCGTCACGATGCAATGGTCGGTCAAGAAACCGGTCGTGAAGATTAAGGGGGTGCCGCTCGATGAATTCAGAGTTGCGCGCGACGCAAAGTCGGTCGACGACGCCGTTCTTATTGGCTTCGACACCACCGTTCGAAAGGGACAATTGGTCGCCCTCGGCTATGATGAAGCTGAGCTTGATGAACACACCGGCGTTACAAGATCTTTCTCCACTGATCGACAGTTCCGGAATGAGGGATTGGAAGAAACTGCCGTTCTCGAAAACTTCGAGATTCGCTACGGCGAATACTTCATCCGAATTGATAAGGATGGAGACGGCATTGAGGAACTTAGAAAAATTTGTACAGTTGGCGATGACCATTACATCCTCGAAGACTACCCCGTCCAGTACGCAACCTTCGCCGTGGGGTGTCCGGATCCCCGTTCTCATACGTTGGTTGGGGACTGTCCCGCTGATCTGGTGAAGGATATTCAGCGCATCAAGACGAACATGCTGCGAGGCGCTCTAGATTCGCTGGCGCAATCGATCTGGCCTAGAACAGTGTTCAACGAAATGCTGGTGAGCGCCGATGATGTACTCAATGACGAGATCGGAGCGGCGATCCGCACGAAGGGTTCTCCGTCGGACACTGTTATGTCACTCACGTCTGAGTTCGTCGGTCAGCCTGTATTCGCCATGTTTGATGCTATGGAGCGGCTCCGGCAACAGAAGACAGGTATTTCGGACGCGTCAAAGGGGCTTGATCCGAAAGCTCTCCAATCAACTGCACTTTCTGGCGTTGACGCGATTATCAGTGGAGCACAGGAAAGAATTGAGCTTATTGCGCGGCTTATGGCGGAAACGCTCCTTAAGCCGCTCTTTAAAGGGCTATTACGGGAAATTACAAACTCCCCCAATCAGGAACGCGCTATCCAATTGAGGGGCAAGTGGACCAAGGTTAGTCCTTCTACTTTCGACGCTAATATGCGAATATCTGTCAACCCCACTCTCGGAAAAGGGTCGGACATCTCGCGACTGATGGCACTTCAGGAAGTGAAGCAGACACAGTTGATGATCATTGAGAAGTTCGGGCTGAAAAATCCAGTCGTTGGGCCGCAGGAAATTTTGAATACGATCAACGACATGATGGCGATCGCCAATGTTAAGAATACCTCTCGGTACTTCCGCGCGATCGACGAAGAGACTATGAACCAGATTATGAATACTCCGGACGAACCGGCACCGGAAATGATCCTCGCGCAGGCGGAAATGGAGAAGACGCGGGCCAAGGTGGCTGGCGACATTGCTAAGGCGGATCTGGAAGACAAGAAGCTGCGTTGGGACGATGATTTCCGTCGCGACGAATTGGCGCTTACTAGCATTCTCGAGGCGGCAAAAATCGAGGCACAGTTCGCAGTGGACGTTACGGGGCAGGAACTCGAAGCAGAGGAGGCTTTGAATGCCCGAGAGACGGAGTGAATATGAACTGGATGAACGCGCCGCCGAGGCGAGGTTCATTCTAAACAACCCGATATTCCTTGAGGCGGTAGAAGGCCTTCGGAGTAGGTATATCAAGAATCTCATGAGTTCCGGGATCGCTACGGAACAGGCGATGGTGTCTCACGCAAAGATGGTAGTTTTGGAAGAATTGATCTCCCAGATAGGGGCGGCCATTACGGACCAAAAAATGACCCAACAGAGGAAGCCTAATTATGGGAACTAACGGCATGGATGAAGCCGCGCAGGCTTTCGAAGCAGAGATAGCTACAGAGGGTCCTGCAACTCCTACTCCAAAGGGCGACAAAAGTAGTCCTGCCGAATCTGTGTTTCCGAATTTGGGACAGGTTGAAGTCGATGAGGAATCCCCCGAAAAGGGAGGCGGAGACGAAGATGCCATTTATGAAGACGGGGAACCTGAGGCCGAAGAGGACGAAGAGTCTGAAGAGTCGGATGAAGACGCTGGCGATGATGCAGAAGAGTCTGACGCGGATCTCGAAACCAAGTACCAAATCACGGTCGACGGCGAAGAAGCTGAAGTAACTGTCAAGGAGGCTCTTGAGGGCTATATTCGCACTCAGACCTTCCATAAGCGCCTTTCGGAGCTAGGCGAGAACCAACAGATACTTCAGAGAGCCGCCGCTGACGTTGTTCAGAATTACGAACACGCCAAGCACATGATCGACGTGATGGAACACCAGATGAAGGAACTGGTGCCACCAGAGCCGGATTGGGACGCGCTGTTCAAAAGCGATCCTCAGAAGGCGCGGCACCTCCAGAAGTACTACGATCAAGTTAAGGAATTTAAGACAAACCTTGACAAGCAGCGCTTGGAAGCTGTTTCGAAGCTCAATGAGCACCAGAACGCCCAGTTACGCACCTACGCGGAACAAGAGTCGCTCCGGTTCTCTCGGATCAACCAGAAGAATTGGGGAACAGACCCAAAAAAGAAATCAAAGGATTTGCAATCCATGCGCCGGACGGCGCTGCAAGAAGGATTCTCGGAGGACGAAGTAAACCAAGTGTTCGACTCCAGAATGCTTATGGTGCTCTTGAAAGCATCTAAGTACGACCGCATGATAGCGGCTCGGCCAAAGCCGGTGACCCGGCAAGTAGCTGGCAAGGCTGTAACACCCGGACCGGGAAACAAGCGAACTGGTCGCAAAGGTCTTACAACCGCGATGAAAACCCTCGCCCGCACCGGCAACATCCATGATGCTGCTCCGGTGTTCGATGAAATCATACGTCAACAAAGGTGAAACATGCCTAAGGTAGCAGGTGCGTTCACGACGTATTCGGCGACGGCGAACCGTGAGGACTTGTCAAACGCGATCTACAACATCGATCCGTTCGATACCCCTATCGTGTCGTTAGCTCGTCGTCGTAACGTCAAGAACAGGACTTTCGATTGGCAGACCGAATTCAACAAGGCTGTCGACCCCAACAATGCTCAGCTCGAAGGTTTTGAGCTGACCCGTTCCGCCGGTCAACCGACGGTGCGGCTTACGAATGTGTGCCAGATTTCCAGCCGCGATGCGACTGTTTCTGGCTCGCAGGAAGCGTCCGACGCAGCCGGGAAGGGGTCCGAAATGGGCCACCAGATGGCAATGGCGTCCAAGGTGCTAAAGTCCGACATCGAAACTATCGCTTCGAGCCGTCAAGCTCGCGTCGATGGCGACGATACCACAACCGCTCGCAAGACGGAAGCAGTCTGTCACTGGATTGCTCGCGCGGTTGACAAGCAGGCTGTGGCAGGTGATGCGGTTATTGGAGTAGTCACTGGCCTTCCCACAACTGCTACGGGGGCTTTCGCTGCCGTCGCGGGCGCTTCCCAAGTTGCTCTCACCGAGGTAATGCTTGGTGATGCGATGGAACGCGCCTACGGAAATGGCGCTCGCCCAGATACCTGGGTTGTTACCCCGGCGATGAAGCGGACTGTCTCGACCTTCGAAGGCCGTGGTATTTCGCAGGTACTCGTCGGTAAGACGGAAGTTGCGTCGACGGTTGACGTGATCGCTACCGATTTCGGTCGCGTGAAGGTTATGCCTTCGATGTGGATTCCGGCGGACGTTGGACTTCTACTCGATCCCGATTTCTTGGCTATCGGGTATTTCCGGAACTTCCGGACGTATCAGATCGCGAAGATCGGCGATGCCGAAACCCGCATGATTCTGGCGGAGTGGGGAATTGAGATGAGGAATCCCCTCGCTCACATCCTCATGAACGGCGTGAAACAGGGCGCGGTCATTACCTGAACCCCACACCGGCTGGAGCGGCGCAAATGCCGCTCCTTTTTTGGAGGAAGCAATGGCCGTCAAGACCGATATTATGCAGATCAGCGATGAAAATTGGGTAAACATCGCTACCGGTGAATCGCATGTTGCGCTGTGCATTCAGTACCCGTCCAAGATGCGTGTTATTCTTAGCAGCGACGGGACATTCCCTACGCCGGGCAACCCGGAATTCATGTCGATTTCCAGCGGGACCGATGACTTCACTGGTTTTCGGCTATCCACCTCGTTCGACAATCTAGAGGCGGGCGACGATATTTTTGTTCGCAACGAATCCGGATTCGATAAGATCATCGTAATCCACGGGAACGTGGAGATAAGGGGAAGGTAATGCCTCCGAAATCCAAAGCTCAGCGTGGTGCAATGTACGCGGCGGCAGCTGGAAAGTCGACGCTAGGCATTCCTAAGAAGGTCGGCAAGGAGTTTGTGAAGTCCGACCCAGGCGGGAAACTGCCCAAGAAAGTGAAGAAAAATAGAAAATGACCGAACTTAGGTCATGGGTCAGGGAAAACCAGACGTTGGTTTACTTTCTGATCGCGCAGGCGCTGGCTTTCGGTGCTGGCGGCGTTAGTGTGATAAGTTACATGACTAATTTAGAAGCGCGTGTAACTACACTGGAAGTTCGCGGCTCGCCACACTTGGCTGACATAAACACGCGGTTGACGGTGCTAGAAGGTCAAACTAAAGACAATAAAGAGGCAATTGATCGGGTTGTCGAAGTGATGACCAAGAAATTGAATGTGAATCCATGAGATTTGACCGGGCTACGTATTTCGAAGGTGTACGGAACAGCTTGTTTTCTGGGGCGATGACTCAGCAACAAGTGGATGGTCAATCTGTTATTCTCGGCCTATGGGAGGGCCAGTACACTGGAACGCCTATGGAAGATATGCGCTGGCTTGCTTATATTCTGGCTACTGCTTACCACGAAACGGCCACCAAAATCTGGCCTATCAGGGAATACGGCCTCGGAAAGGGCCACGAATACGGCGAACCAGACGGAAACGGGAATACGTTCTATGGTCGCGGATTCGTTCAGCTTACTTGGAAAGAAAACTATGAGCGTGCCTCCGCTATTCTGGGTCTCATTGACGATCGCGATCTTAGTGATTTTCCTGATTTGGCTCTTGACTCCCTTATAGCTGCTCGCGTTATGTTTCGCGGCATGGCGGAAGGTTGGTTCACGGGGGTTAAGTTGGGCGATTATTTCAACGAGGATACTGACGACCCCATCAACGCCAGAAGAATTATAAACGGAAATGACAAGGACGAACTAATCGCCGGGTATTACGACACATTCCTAGAGGCGTTGGAGAACTCCTACGAGCGAGGGCTTGAGATATGATTGGCGCTCTTGTAAATCTCATCATTTATCTGCTGGTTCTTGGGATACTGTATTGGATATTGATGTACATAGTCGACAATGTGATCCCTGAACCACCGGCGAGGATTATAAAAGTGGTCGGGGTCGTCATAATAGCTCTTGTGGCTGTAATGCTATTACTGAGTCTTATCGGCGTAGGCGGAATAAATATGCCGCGCCTGAATATACAGTAGAACTTGACACCAGCGCCGGGGCGTGGTATACTGATGGCAGAATATAAGAGAACGTATCGAGACGACGGCGGTGTTCGCAGAACCTCGATATGGGACGACGAAAGGCCTACTGAACTAACTGTTCACACTGAAGTGGACATGACACAGACGATCGAGAATAATAAGATCGTCAGGGAATTGCATCCCCGCAGGGGCACGAATAAGCTTTTAGCGCGCGGGGTTCCAATGACCGTCATGGAGCGTTCTATCCATGAGAATTGGGATGACGACGACTGGAAGCGTTGGCTAAACGATCCAGAGAACGCCGCATTCCGAATTTGGAAAGGACGCGTGTGAATGACTCCCCTTCAGGAACTAATCGGGACGATCCGTAGCTGGCTCGCTATCGACCCCGAAATATACTCAGATGATATTGTTACTAGCTGGATTCGAATGTCAGAGGAGTATCTTTCGGAGGTACTCCGTTGTAAATATATGGTTCAGATCGACTGGATGAAACTGGTCGAGGGCCGTGTCGAGCTTCCTAAGGATTGGCTGGAACTTGATACGGTCCGATTTTACCCGCAAGGAAAGCCGCTTATTTGGGCACCTCGCGATGAGTACTATGTTCCGCAATATGATCTCAAGGGTCGATATACTATTATAGGTAATTATATACTGGTTGGCAAAGTTGACGTCACCGACGGAACGGACATCGAAATTTCGTATTACCAGCGCATTCCTCCGCTGGGCGACGAAACTACTTGGCTGTACCAGTTCAATCCTCGATTATTTACGCTAACAGCGTTGTGGCACGCTGCAGCATATTCTATTGAAGATTCTCGAATGCCGGTGTGGGTGGAATCCGTACAATCTATGGTGGATACTATCAATAATTCCAACAGATCGGCGGCTCACCACGGTTCTATCTTGGTTGCAAAACGCAGGAGCTTTGGATGAGTGGTCTTTCGGACGCTGGCGAAACTATTGTACTCAATGCGCTACTCGCTGCGCGGTTCGTGTCGCTTCATATTGCTGATCCCGGTAACGCTGGGGCCGGCGAAGTGGCGGGCGGTTCTTATGCTCGCCAGAGCGCCTCGTTTGCGAACACAGGAAGTAACCCTACGATCGCCGCGAACAGTGGCGTAATCCAGTTCCCGGTCGCTACGGCAGATTGGGGAACGGTCACCCATTTTGGTGTATGGTCCGCCTCTTCTGCTGGGTCATTTCTTGGTGGATGGCCGGTAACTACTCCGAAACGAGTGGATACCGATGATGTTGCAAGATGGGATTCGGGTAAGTTGCAGATAGCTACGGATGAGATGATACCGTGACAGGCGTTGGATCATTTTACGGCGCAGAAGACTATGGCGACGAACTATATTCTTGGAAAGAGAGTGTGGATTTTGATGCCGTTAGTCAGATTGTTGTGTACGCCAGATCGCGGATCGGTGTTAGTTTTACTCTTAGTTCCGAATCGATTATTCAGTTTGACACTAATGCGCTGATCATTCTAGTAGCGATTATGGAAGCCGATGCGAGTATTGCGTTCTACGCTCGCGCGCCGCTGGCTGGAGAGTTTGTACTCGAGTCTAGCGTTCACATTCCGTTTGACTATTACAGCGACGAGTTCCTTGGTTACCCGTGGGTTGGCTGGTTGCCTGAAACGCCGCCCGGCGAAAATTGGGTTCCTATTCCGCCCCCGATCGATGGGTGGGCACCGATAATTAGCGCCGAGGGGCCGTGGGTGCCCATTCAACCATCTGGATTGTGGAATGCCGTTACTGGCGGTTCCGGTCCGTGGATTCCGGTAGGACCAGACAGGAGGCCAAACAGTGGCTGACACCTTAACCCCCGTTCATGCTCTTGTTAAGCCGGAGATTAGCGGCAGCGACGACACGTGGGGCAACAAATTAAACACTAACTTCGATAAGTTGGACGGGTTCTTCAAATCTGGATTCACTGATCGAATCCAACTAAAGAACGGCGCGAAGATAATTGAGTTCCGTATCAACGCTACCGGCGATCTGGAGGTTTATTCTGACGCTACTAAAATAGCTGTTTTAACAATCGCGGGTAAGTTACAAGTTAATGGCGATATAGAGGCATTTACGGGATTGGTATGACTATTCCGGCCACAGGCATAATTAAAATGTCGGATCTGCGGGTGGAATTTATGCCTGCTGGTTCTAACGCACGCGTGACGATCGGGGAATTTTATCGCGGCGGTATTTCGACTTATGTGCGAAAAAACGCTGTAAATAACACATCTATAAATGGCGCAGCATCTGTGCCGGCTTCTGTTCTAGTGCCTATCACTAATTTGACAAGGGCTAATCCGGCAGTCTGTACTGTTGATGCGGCTAATATAGGTAAATTCACCAACGGTGATTATGTTTGGATCGCAGATGCTACCGGCGTAGGATTGCTTGCAGCGAACGGCTATCACATTGTTTCGAGTGTCGGAACTCCTGCTAATACGTTTATACTTACTGGCACAAATACTTTGCCGCCCTCTTCTAATATTAGTGCCATAACCAAGGCTGTTAACGCAGTTTTTACGATAAGTGCGCCAGCAGGTGAGATCAACAAATACGCTAACGGGATGAAAGTTTTGATTGCTGGCGCAGTTGGAACTGGTTGGATAAACGTTAACGGCGAGTGGACTATTTCTTCGTGGAATTCCCCGGTCAATACATTTACGCTGGTTGGAGCAAACACTACGACAGCCGTTGGTACGATGCCAGCCGGAATAACTGTTACGAACGTCGATCCCCAGATTACCAATGTAACGGCGGCTATTGACAAGGATAAGAATGGCGCGTCCGGAATCATTAAGTTATCCCAATTTCGTGGCGCGACGAAAGGATGGACGTTTACGAACGCCGCTACTATCGTTGATGCACTTATGGACGCCCCTTTCGGCGCTGATTGGGGCGCGGATTGGCCTAAGAAATATGTCAATGATGGAACTATAGGCAACACTCCAGCGCAACAGATGGCATTCCGTGTATTAGGGGCTGGCACTGTTGACCCTGATGATGCTGCTGGGCGTCTTGATTTCATCAATAATGGATTTGTGTCAGCGTGCGGCGGCGCAATCAATGGTGGCACAGGTAATTATGCCATACAAATATTTTGTAATATACGGGTATACATAACTAATAACGGCACTATTCGAGGCGGGGGCGGAGGAGGCGGCAAGGGCGGAACAGGTGGAACAGGTGGGCAGGGGTATTACGTAGCCACTGGAACAGAGTCACCAGCTTATGTAAATCAGGGTTATGAAGTATATGTTTATCCTGGGGGCGATCATGGGCAGGTAAAATATTGGTGGGCAAATAGTCTTATTTATCAAAATTATGCGCCTCCGTACACTGCTATCGGCATTGGTGGATACACTTATTATCAAGGTTCCCTTGTGGTTGACTACGGCAGTTCGTCGCATTGGACTATATATCGCCAATGGCCCTATAACGTTTATACTGGCGGCGGAGCAGGTGGCGGCGGCGGGAATGGCGGAAAAGGACTGGGTTATGACGGCGCTGCAACGGCTGGATCGGCAGGAGCGAATGGAGCGGCAGGAGGAACTAATGCTGGCGCTGGAGGAGCTGGGGGAACAGGCGGAACGGGCGGTACGTGGGGAACAGCGGGTAACAATGGCGGCGCTGGAGCTGGTGGCGGTTGGGGAAATTCCCAAGGTTGGGGACCAGCTGGAGCAGCAGGAGCCGCTGGAGGAGCAGCTGGTTATGCCATTTATATTTCAAGCGGAACGTGGACAGAATTAGTGGCTGGAACTAAGAATGGGCCTGTTGGTCCAATAGCGTCAACGGCAGGATAATGGTTGATACGACTACACCGAAATTAGGGCTAGTAAAGCCGGAAATTATGGCTTCCCGCGATACGTGGGGCGGCAAGCTGAATACTAATTTTGATGTGATCGATAACCTTGCTCCGCTAGCTTCGCCGACGTTTACAGGCGATCCGAAAGCGCCAACACCTGCTACCGCCGACAACGATACAAGCATTGCTACTACTGCTTACGTCAAAGCTAATTTAGCCACTGTTCCTCCGTTCCCGGAAGCGCCGAACGATGGCAAGCAGTACGCTCGCCAATCGCTTGCGTGGGCGTCGATCATTGTTCCTCCTAGTACTTCTATTTTGGACACCGCCCCATCTTCACCATCTCCCGGTCAATTGTGGTACGAGAGCGACAGCGGTGTCCTCTACATCTGGTACAACGACGGCAACTCGTCGCAGTGGGTTCAGGTCGGCGGTGTCGCGTCGGGGCCGAATGTCAGGCAGACGATCCTCACCGCTCCGACCGGCAACTACGTCAAGCCCGCCGGGCTGCGCTTCCTTGAGGTTACGTGCGTCGGCGGCGGCGGCGGCGCGCAGCCTACAGTTGCGACGGCGGCGGGGGCGTCGTCGGCATCGGGCGGAGGCGGGGGTGGCGGCACCTCGATCAAGCTCTATCCAGCCTCCGACCTTGCTGCGACCGAACCCTACGTCATTGGGGCGGGTGGTACGTATCTCGCGAATGGCGGCAATACGACGTTCAAGGGCTTGACGGGCGGCGGCGGCCAGAGCGGTCCGTCCGGATCGGTGTCAGGTACGACAGTAACGGGCACGGCCTACGGCAGCGGCGGCGTGGGTTCAGGTGGCGATCTGAACATGCCGGGCGGCTTTGGCGGTTCCGGTATTCGGGCGTTCAACGGTGTTGTCAACGTGGCGACGCCGGGAATGGCGGGTGCTTCGTGGCTGGCGCAAGGGAGTAGTGCTGCCAACGTTGTGGTATCTTCCGCCTACGCTAATCAACCCGGCTTTTTTCCCGGTGGTGGAGCGAGCGGTGCCGCCAATGGGGCCAGTCAGGCGCAGACGGCGATTACCGGCGTCGGCGGCGCTGGCTGCATCATCCTGAAGGAGTATTTCTGATGGCGTTCGACTTCCCGAATAGCCCATCGGAAGGCACCCAGTTCGCCCCGTCAGGCGGCCCGGTCTACGTCTACACGGGCGGCGTCTGGCGGATGCAAGGCTCCGGTCAGGTGGTCGTGGTCACCGCCGAGGCGCGCAACCGCCTCGTCAACCCGGCCATGGCTATTAGCCAACAGTTTGGCACTGGCGGCACAGTGGCAACCGGCGACTACGCGGTAGACCAATGGTCTTTTGTCTACACGAGCAATTCATTTGCTAATCAAGTATCGGGTTACACGACACCCTACGGTTCGCCGTACGTGGTTTCGATGGCTGCTATGGCGTCGAAACCGACGCTGGCCGCAACTGATGTAGTGCATCTTTTGCAACCGCTTGAAGGCATACGCATAGCAGATTGGCTTTGGGGCGTCGGCGGGGGGTTGGAACGACAGGTCGTGCTGGGGTTCCATGTCTATGCATCCCTCGCAGGGACGTACTCAGTTGCCGTCCGAAACGCTGCGAAAAATCGCTGTTGGGTCGGCACCTATGTGATCGCAGGTGGCGAAACTTATAGCTGGGTACGCCGCACGTTGGTGATCCCCGGTGACACAACCGGCACTTGGCCGATCACCAATGCCAAAGGGCTGGAAATTGATTTCACTTTCGCTGCGGGGGCAAATTTCGTAGCTCCGACGACAGGTTGGCAGGCGGGAGCCTTTATTGCAGCGCCGGGGCAGATCAACGGTGTAGCATCAGCAGGCGAATCCCTCATGATTGGCGATGTCGGCCTCTACCTCGACCCCCTGAAGACCGGTGTCGCGCCGCGCTGGCAGATGCCCGACGAGGCCGAGGAACTGCGGGCGTGTCGCAGGTACTGGCAGAACTATACCAATCTGTATAATTCTTTCGCTTACAGCGCCGCCGTAGCATTTTGGGGTTGGTATGTTAACAACGTCCAGATGCGGACTGTTCCTACGCTGTCTTATGCCAATATAACCTACAACAATGCCAGCGGCTTAATCGTGGGTCCGCAAATCACGGCGACCAGCTTCACCACACGCGCTAGTACATCGGCGGCAGGGGCCGGTTCGGTGACTTTTGACGCATTTCTTACTGCGAGGATGTGATGGAATACGTCTCGGCAGAGTGGATCACCGACGAGATCACTGGCACCCGCATCATCAAGGCTTTGGGCGACGATGGCGTCACCTACTGGGTGTCGAACGCCGACACCGACGTGCCGCCGTGGCCTGATTTCCTCGAAAAGCACGGCCTACGAGCAATTAAAGCACCCCCACAAGTGGATCCCGAATGATACCGATTGATATTCCAGCTGGCGTCGTAAACCAAGAGTCGAAGGCTCGTCACACGACGAACTGGCGTGAGGCTCATCTTATCCGCTGGGAAGATAATACTATCATTCCTTTCGGCGGCTGGGAAGAGACAACGCTAGGCCCGTTTGCGTCACGCGTTCGTCAGATGCATCGTTGGATGACGAATGCTGGAATAATGATTACCGCTTATCTGTGCGAGCGGCACCTGTACGTTGATATGGGCGAGAATATTATTGACATTACGCCAACCGACGGGATCGCGGCTCCGTCCGGGAACAACGGTGGCTACGGTGATAAGAAATACAGCACTCTTAGTTACGGAACGCCGCGCGCTGGCGAGTCAAGGCTTCGCAGCTATACCCCCACCTATTCCCTCGACAATTGGGGTGACCAGCTTCGCGCAATGACCAGTTCCGACGGGCGCTTGCTTGGATGGGACCCCGCTGCAGCAGCTGGAACGAAAGCAACGGCAGTCGCAAACGCGCCAATATCCAACCGCATGTTTGTCATCACTCCGGAACGCCATATCATGCTTTTCGGCATGGGCGGCAAAGTGGATCAATTTGGGTGGTCTGATCAAGAAGACGATACTAATTGGGGCTTCACCGATATTACCAGCAAGGCTGGTTATTACGATCTGGAACCGTCAGCGCCGGTCGTCACCGTTAAGCAGTTTTTCGGCGGTATCATAATGTTCACCGTCAGCACTGCCTACATCATCAAATATACTGGAATGCCGTATATTTACGGGTATTACGAAATCGGTAAAGTTCCAGTTCCGTTGTCGCCTTTGTCGCTGGCAACAGTCCCCGATGGGGTTATGTGGCCATCTACCGAGGGGTTCTGGATGTATACCGGTTCCACTATTCTACCAGTAGAATGCGGCATCTGGGACTGGATCAAAAGAAATATCGATTTTCCCAACTCGTTCTTCCAGGCATACACTATCAATATGTACAACCGGTCGGAACTGTGGTGGAGCTTCGTTGGGAACGAAGATGAGGCTAATGCTAATTCACGCATTGCGGTGTTTGACTACCGCTCCAAGTGGTGGTCGATGGGCAGAGTAGGACGCTCCTGCGGTTACACTTACGGCAGCGATCCCTATCCGATTTGCTCCGACGGTACCAAGGTGTATAAGCACGGAATGGTATATAATTACCCCGGCGCTGAAATGCCGTGGATTGAGACGTTCGTGATGAATCTCAACAGCGGCGATACTTTCGTGACGCTCAACGAAATGCAACCGGAGATCATCGGTGATCGCGACATACTGGAATTCAGCCTATTCAAGCAGTACGATCGCACACGGCAAAACACCGAAAAGCAAACCCCAGCTAGGTCTGTTTTCGCTGACGGGCGCGTCCAGTTCCGCGAGACGGCCAAGGATTTCCGAATGCGCATTCAGGTAGTTGGACCGGGATTTTGGTCGGTAGGGCCTATGTTGTTAGACATAAAGCAGCGTGGCAGGAAAACAACGGATAAAAAGACGGCATGAGCAGGTATCTACGGGTCCCACAATTTGCTGTTCCGCAGCTATCCCACTTCTTTGAAGAGGTGATTGGAGCTATGGAGCGCGACCATAATTCTAAGCTAAATAAGGACGAGGCTAATCACTCGTTGCTGCTGATGGCTCCGAATGAGAGCGTCTGGGAAGTAACAGTGAGCGATACCGGATTGCTGTCAACTACGAAAGTGGCAGGATGAACTATAGCGTAACAGATCCGATGATGCGTCGTAAAGTGGAGCGGTGGCTTCACGAGAACGATGACTGCTATACTTTCGACGACGTGATGCAGATGATCCATGAAGGGAAGTTCCAGACGCACTTGTTTGGCCGTACGTGGGTGTTGACGAGCATCCACAAATGGCCGCAGAAGACGTCGGTTCACATCGATTTTGTGGTAGGCGATTTGGGTGAATTTTTTGAGGAACTGCCTAAGCTCTACGAATGGGCTAAGAGTGTTGGCGCAACTTTGATAACTGGTAGTGGCAGACCCGGCTGGAGGGGATTGCACCCCACCCATTTCGATGGTTGGCGCGTTACTGGTTATACGTACTCGAAGGATCTATGAAATGACCAGTAAATCGCCGTCGCAAACCACGCAGACCACCAAAGTAGAGCTTCCCGATTGGGTGAACAAAGCTGCAGAAAGCAATTACGGACTCGCCAAACAGATCGCTGGTCAACCGTATCAAGCCTACAAGGGAAAGGGCGTTGCCGATGCGTCGGATATGACCAATATGGGTTATGACTGGTTGGTCAAAAATATTGGCGCATCTGACGATTATTTCCGGGATTCGGGCAACTTGCTCAATCAGGCGGCGGGTCCTCTAGATATTAACAAATTCCTCAATCCATACTTGGAGAACGTCGAGACCGGCACGATTAACGCCTCCGAAAGGGCGCGGAAGCTTGCGACGATGCAAGGAGCAGATACCGCTGCTTCCTCCGGCGCTTTCGGCGGTTCCCGACACGGTGTTGCGGAGGGCGTCACCAACGCCGAATATGGGCGTAACTTGACACAGGAGATAGCGAAGCTCCGTGCGCAAGGTTATGATTCTGCTACCGCCACGGCTCTAGCCGAGCAGAAGGGTTGGAGAGACACGGCATCGGGGTTGCGAGATACCGGAACACAGCGGCAGGCTTCCATGCTTGCGGATGTTGGCGCTCTGGGCGCGGCTGGAGCGGACGACGAAAGGCGGACCCAGAAGAAGATTGATTACGATATCGGTCAATTTAACGAAGCGAAGAACTACGGCAAAGAACAGCTTAACTTGCTGCTGTCTTCGCTCGGCATGTCGCCGTACGGGAAGACCGAAACGGCCACAAAGACCGGCACGTCGGAACAGGGCGGAACGGACTGGGCTTCCACCATCCTCGGCGGGGCCAAGCTCCTTTTCGGTCTATCCGATGTTCGCGACAAAACTGACATCAAGAAGCTAGGCGAGACTAACGAGCACGGGTTCCCACTATATTCCTACCGCTACAAGGACGACCCCAAGACGTATCCGAAAGTGGTCGGCCCAATGGCGCAGGACATCGAGAAGAAGCTGCCGCATCTCGTAAAAGAAGTCGGCGGCCACAAGACAGTTCCGCTAGGATTATTGTCAAATGGCTAAGAGGAAGAGAACTACGCTCAAGAACATGCCCATCAACCCTCGGGATGACAAGCGGCTAGACCCGCCGCCGGGATTTCATGGGATGGCTCCGCCGATGCGCGGTGATACTTCAGGTTGGGATGTATCGCGCGGTAATATTAATGGTTGGGATGTACCGCGCGCTGCTGTTCCGACGGGTTACGATATGTTGCCAAATGAAATCAAAAGGAAGGTACCCAAGAAGAAGAAATTTTCTACGGATGAAGGTGCTGGATTGGGGCCGCAACGTAAGGCGTACTGATGGCTTACAAGCTAATCTACAACAATCGTGGGGTTCGAGATCTCCACCTTTCTCCGGAGGTGGAACGTGCTTATGAACTGGCAGCGCAAGCGGCGGGTATCGACGAAATTCGCGTGGTGTCCGGTGGTCAGGAATCCTCAGGACCGAACCGTACGGGTTCTCATCGCCACGACGCTGGAGGCGCGGGCGATATTCAGCTGGTCAAGAACGGGCGCGTTCTAGATTTCACCAATCAGGAAGACCTGCCCTACTTCTCCAACTTCGTGTCCTCAGCGAAAGGGGCCGGTCTTACTGGTTTCGGCGCTGGCACCGATTACATGGGGAACAGCACGATCCACGCGGGCGGAGGAACATCTGCAATATGGGGCGCAGGCGGCAAGGGAACTAACGCGCCGGGTTGGCTACAGAAAGCGTTTGGAACAACAATTAACTCCAATCCTGTTACGGCTCCAGGCGGAACTGCTCCTATTACTTCTACTACCACGGCTCCAGCTGCGATCGCTGCCGAGGAACCGAAAAGCCCGTACGCGGACGCTTTCAGCGGGTTGGAAGAAATGATCGGCGGGTTGCAGGGTAAGAAACCTAAGCAGGAACCTGAAATACAACAACAGGATCGCCCGTCGATCCAGCCGAATACGCCTAATCCACAGTTGGCGCAGATGCTTATGAGCCAGTTGCTGAATAAGCCGCGCGGCCTTAGCCTAGGAGGGATGTTTTCATGACTCCTATGGAAAGCTTCATTCGTCAATACGCCGCGTCGATCGGAATGGATCCCGATATTGCCATGCGGGTAGTCCTTTCGGAGGGGGGCGTCGAAAGCTTAACTGATGTTACGCGACAAGCGCTTGGGGCTGGGCCAAGCGGACGTGAGAAGAGCTTTGGACCGCTGCAGATGAACATAGAAGGCGGGCTTGGCGCTCGTGCTCTGCAACAAAATATCGATCCCCGAAAGGTATCAGACGCTTACAGAGCCGTGAAATTCGGGCTGGATGTAGCCAAGAAGGAAGGCTGGGGCGCTTGGTACGGCGCGAAGAAAGCGGGCGTCGACGATTGGGAAGGTATCAGTCGAATGGCTAACACAGGGGTTCCTAGACGTATTGGCGGCGCTGGGTCTAGCGCTAAATCTTTTGAACAAACACCAGAGATTCCAATTCCGGACGCGGCTCCCTCCTCTGTTGTCGCCACGGATACGCCCGCCCCTCAAAGCGAATCAGAGGGGTGGGCGGCAAAATTGAAGGATATCGCGGAAGGCGACGACGCGCAGGCTCTAGCTGATAACCTTTCGGGCAATGGAGAAGGCTCTGAAGGTACTGGTCTTTATAGTGGAGATCAGCAACTAACTAGCTTGTTGCCGTCGTTGGAAACAGCCGATGCGGCCCGTGCACAAGCAGCACAAGCTATGATGGCTCAATTGATGATGCCGAAACGCCCACGCGGCTTAACCCTTACAGGAGTTCCCAATGCCGTATGACGTGTCTAGATCCAATATCCCACAAGCTCCGTACAGCTTCCCTAAGTTTAATCCCGGCGTGACGCTTACGTCGGCTCCGTATCGTCCTACTCAACAAGTAATCGGCGATCCGGCGAACGTAGTGAAACAAATAGACATAGCTGCCGCGTTGGCTCCGCCACCTCCGCCGCCTGTTGCTCCGGCAGCAAGAAATCGGTTCATTGGAGGGGCAATGGATCCGTACTTCCAGGATAATTACGGAAGAGGCGGGCGTACTGGCGGCGGTTACACGACTAGTACCGGAATGGCGCAGGGCGGTTGGGGCCGTACTTCAACCGGACAGCGGAGTAGTGCTTTCGGTGGGAAAGGCGGGCTGTACTGATGTCAATCTATGACATAATTCAGGCGATATCGGGCCGAAAGAATGACCCGCTTGAGCAGATGAAGGCGCAGATAATGGCGCATGGGGCTGTTCCGGGGACGCAGCCGGGGCAGGACGCCGGGGGTCAGCCCGCACCCGGTACGGACCCGAATACGACTCAATCCGTCGAGCAACAGCCGAAAGCGTACCAGTCTCCTCCTGACCTTTCGGCGATGTATCTTGAACTAAAGGATCGCGATCGCCGCGCCGCTTCGATGGATCAAGGAATGACATTGATCGCGGCGGGACTGGCCCGCGACGAAAATCGTAACCGGATAATGGCTACGTACGACAAAGACGGTACGGAGAGCATGAATGCCTCCGATTTAACAGCTATAAACGCCGCACAGAAAGCGCAGCAAGAATATTTGATGCACAATCAGCTGCGTCTGGCGCTCCCCGCTATTGCTAAGCAGTACAATTTGAGCACCGAAGCCGTGAATATGATGTTTGAGAACGGCACTTTGGAAGAGTACCTCAATCAGGCTAGCCAACCGCAACGTCAAGTTGTGACGCAGGGTGACAAATCGCAGCGCGTTATAGATTTGCGTGACGCAATGAACCAGCCAAACGCGCCGACGCCCGCTGTTCCAGGCACAACTCCACCAGCGGAAATTCCGACTGTCGCGGAGGACCAGACGCCTGTTCCACAGCCACGTGTTCCGGGCACGACGCCCCCGGCTCCGGATGTTGCTCCGGCTCCTATGGGTGTTGAAGTAGCGGCGGCTCCTCCGCCTGAAGTTGAAATGATTGACGACGGTAAGGGCGGCACGATTGCAGCGTTTAAGACTCCGAAAGGATACGTAAACGCCAAGACTGGCGAATTGATCACTGAAATCACAGCGCCGCGCAAGACTAGGGAAGTAACTTTGGCGGATCAGTCTAAGAAACTAATATATGAGGATGACAGCACTTTCGTCGACGGCAGCGGAACGTACACCGGTACCGGAGTTCCTGTCAAGATAACATACGAGCCGGGCGCGACAAAGGGAAGCTTGCGGGCAATGGACGCCAACGGGAAGCCTGTTCCCGAATTAGACATTCCCGGCGGGGAAGATCTTGAATTTAGACAGAATGCCGCTGGTCAGACGCAAGCATTTGATAGGAATACTGGCAAGGAAGTTGGCGACCCAATGGGGCCAACTACGGATGTGTCTACCAACGACATGAAGGAGTGGGCGAAAGCATCAGCGGAAGCAAAAAATCTAGGCAAGCCGTACATGACGTGGGGCGAATACCTCAAGTATATTACTAAGTCGCGCGATCCGAAGCCTTTATCAACGAACGTAGACGTAAATCCTGAAACAGGAAAGGAAACTGATTTCGGTGAGCCAGAAGCTGGTTATCAATGGAAAAAGGACAAAAATGGCCGCATAATGACGGACGAAAATGGTGCTGCCATTCCGGTAATGACTAAGGGCGGCACAGCCGAAATTAAGGCGCAGGAAGCAACGAAAGCGGATGAGGAAGCGGCAAAAATTGCAATGGAATCTAGGGCTAACGTAACAGTAGCGGCTGAACAAGCTCTGAAAGCCATGGATGAAAGTGAGGCACATCCTTACACTGGTGCTACTACCGGATTGTGGGGCGTTGCATCGGGGTTTGTAGATCCTGAAGGACCTCGAAATACTTTGGTTAACGCTGTTGAAACCATGAAGGCCAATTTGGCTTTCGATAAACTCCAAGCCATGCGGAATGCGTCTAAGACTGGCGGTGCTCTAGGTAATGTGTCTAACGAAGAACTGGCGTTGCTAAGCTCTACCGTCGCTAGTCTAAATATCGGCGACCCAAAGGTGTTGAGGGAAAACATAAGATATGTTACTGATATCGTTAACAATGTCCCCGGCGCTGGTAAGAAATATTTGGAAAAGATCCACAATGATCGAGTAGCGTACGCGAAAGCAAATGGTTTGCCGCCGCCTGAAGATCCGCCTAGCTTGGAAAACGGGGGTACTTTGGACAATAACGCAGCCCCCGCAACAGCGCCGCCGCCAGATGCGAAGGTTAGGAAGTGGACACCTAATTAATGGCTGAACAATACGACACCAAAAAGTTTCAGTATATTCAGGGTCCTGACAACGAGTACCATGAATTTCCTGTAGATATGCCGGATGATCAAGTCGACGCCGAAATGGCGACCCGATATAAGGATTATCAAGCTCCGGTTGAAGTTCCCGACGTTCCCCTTCAGCCCGTTCCGCAAACGACTCCTTATCCTGAGGGTGATTGGAGAAATGACCCAAGGGTGCAGGCAGATGCAGCCGCAACTGTTAAGCTACTGGAATATGACAAATCTCCGTGGTATCATTTTGATACGCCGCCCTCAGCAGAACCAACAGGTCCCATCGAGATACCGCCTGCCGGAACCAAGGGGAAGCGACGTGGGCAGTTGTTGCCGATAGAAGCGGACTACGTTACCGACGAAACCGGCAAGATGGTTAACACCGGTGATTGGAATTTTGCTGTTCCCGGAATAATACATGATATTCCGCAGCAGATTGAAACGCTCGGTTCTCACCAACTAGGCACGGAATATACCGACGACGAAATAGGCTCCATGTTGGGTCTAGCTGGTTGGGGCGTAGGTGGAGACGTTATTGCAGGCGTTGGCAGGGGAGCGAAAACCTTTGCTCCTGAAAAGATTAATAGGAACACCATATACGGCGAGTTGCAGGGTGAAATCAGTTCCCGCGCTGCTAAAGAGAAGGGAACTCCCAGAGCCACTATATTTAGGCAGGAAGTGGAGAATATTAAGAAAAAGTACGGCAAACAGATGAACCAAGAGCAGTTGAACAAACTGGATGATATTGTTCGACGCGGCGATACTATGTCTCGCAGAGCTATTGAGGGCGTTGCGGGCTGGAAGGGATTACCAATTGGATTTGATGTAGGGCTTGCAACTATTGCATCCTCAACGCTACCCATTAAGCCGGGTGTGGGTATAGGAATAATGGGGACCAGAGCCGCCTTTGGGGCGGGTTCCAAAATTGTCAAAGGCGTGGCAAAAGCAATTAGGGGCAACCGGCTTAAGAAAGATCTGCGGGACGTTAAGAATACTGTAACACTTAGGGGCAAGACCGGCAGGGTTACCACCAGCAGCAAGATCAAAGCTGAAAGAGTACGCGATGATTTCCGAGATCATCCCGACACCGCTGTAAAATCTGGCAGGCAGCCGACCGAAGCAGAAATAAATGCAACTACCACTCCTGACTACGTTCCGCCGACGCAACCGCGTCCTACCAGTCCCATTTCGCTGGGCGGGACTAAAATGAATATTGGTGAACCAGTAAGGAAAACAACGGGCACCGATCCAAGATGGTTGTATGATCAACAGCAAAAGCAACAGGCAGCAGCTGCAAGGGCTGAGGCAGATAAATTACGCGCCACGCCGAACGCGCAGCCGGTGCCGTCTGGTGGAACCGCTACTCCTATTCCTGAGAGATTTGCCAGCGGCGCTACTTCCCCGATACCCAAGGCCGCAGACTCAACTATCCAAAAGTTGAAGGAAAGATTCTTTGGTGGAGGCGGAAAAGTAGTTAAGCCTCTTCCAAAAGCTAAGCCTTCGGGCGGTAAAGTTTCTCCAGATGAAACTGTCAAATCTTCGGAAATCATAACGCACAAACAAAACGTGAAAAAATTGGCTGAAGCCCAGAAGGAAATGGCGGATGTCAAGAAGCTACCTCGCGGAACAGACCGCGATGTAATGATGGATGCTATCCAGAAGCGTATTGACTCTTACGAAGAAAACATCGCTAGAGCGACTGGCCAACTACCTTCGCAAGCTAAGAGTGTCCTTTCGGAGGCTGAGCATAAAGCCATAGTGGACACCCCGCCAGAGTATCGCAGCTTAGAACAAAAATTAGAAATGGCGAAGAAAAAATATGACGACGCTTCGCAGCTGGAAGATTCGGATGCACGCCATTGGGGTAGGGTTGACGCCCGAGTTGAAATAGGTGAGCTAGAAGCGGAAATAGCAAAAAGCAGATTAACTCCTGAGGCAAAGGCGGCTCAGGAAAGGTGGGTTGAAACTCAAAGGTTGGCAGCTGAAGCCAAGAAGAACGCTCGTAGCCCACAATCCGTGTTGGACGAGCAAAAAGCTATAATGGATGTGGAAGAAGCAGTTGCGTCTACGGTGCCAAAGCCTGAGCCGGTCGTCAAACTTATGACTACCAATGCTCAACGCGCCGCAATGAGGGAACGGGGTTATACCGACGATGACATGTTTACCATGTCGCCTACACAAATCCACAACATTCTATCTCAGACGCCAAGGGCAGCGCCGAAAACGACCCGTGTCAAGAAGGCGGAAGTAGCGCCCCCGACGGAATTCGAACCCGTAATAAAGCAGTCTTCGAAGGGGGTGTCGCTTTCGGGGGTCGCTCCTAAGGAAACTGTCACAACTCCCAAACAACCGCGCGTGGCCAAGAAATCGGCGGCCAGAGCGGAGAGAATGACTAAGACGAAACGCGTAACTCAGACTGAGGCGAGGCTTGCCCAGAGAATGGCCGACGAGCTAGCCACTGAGGAAGGTGTTCAGGGCATTGCCGATTACGTAAATAGCCAGAAAAAAGGCGCTCCGCTGGAATTAGACGTTCCCGCTAAGCCGAAGAGGCGATCTGGTAAGGCGTCTGGACGGGGGAAGCGCGTCTATTGAACACCGACTGGAATATACTCTCCTTTCGCTGCAGTGCCCTGTTCACCTTATAGTCTAATGAGGTGCCAAACATGTCAATATACAACACGCAGTTGGATGTTTGCCCGTGACGGTGAATGCGGTCCTCAACCTGACTTCTATCATCCAAACTATAAGTATTCTCGAAAAAGATCATAGTGGAGCAGCGGTTATCAGGCTCCGGCCCGCCAAGAAGGGTGTGTCCGTACTTCGAGGCCTTTATCTGCGCGAGCATTACACGGCATTCCGGGCGGTCGTTGAATTTATCCTTCTCCGCTCGTATTTCCTCCTCGCGCATGCCCCCTTGTATGATCGCTGGTTCGTATTTCCTCAAAACTTCCCTAAGGATGCTAAGCGTATGCCGATGGTGGTAAGCAACCACGACTTTGCCAACCACCTCCTCTTCGATGATCTCCTTCAAGAGCCGAACTCTGGGGTTGGTGAGGGGATCCACGAGATCTTCCACGCCACCGTCTTCTCGAATGATAAACCCGCTGCTGATTTGCGCGAGTTTGATGTACTTCGTAATGGCAGCGTCCACCGATACGTCGTCGCCGTTCTCCAACCACAAGACGAAATCATCTTCCATCTGCTTGTACATGCGCCGCATGTTCGCCGGCAACTCATACTCCCGTTGCGAGTAGAGCTTGGGCGGCAAGTCGGTCCAATCCGTCTTAGTGGCGCGGAACACGTGCGGGCTAATCAACCCAGCTAGAATCTCCTCGTTCTGCGCGCCGATCACCTGCTTCATCTTGAACCCACCCATTCGGCAGAAGGCGGTCTTGAACGCGTAGTAATTTTTGCCATTCAGCTGACCGATCGCGCGCATCTGACCCCACAGGTCGTGCGGTCCCTGCGTGATCGGTTTTCCCGTTAGAATCCGTCTGAATCTGAATGCCGGAGCCATTCCGATCGCGGCCACAGTTTGCAGACTGTTGTTGGTCTTCAGCTGGATGCTCTCATCGAAAGTGATCCACGCAGGGCGGTCGTGGATGAACCTGAATATGTAGTCCCGCGTCTTCTGACTTCGGATTGCTTCATAGTTCACCACCAGCACTGGAGGGACGTCGAAGCTTCGTCGCAGGAAAGCCAGATTTCCATTATCGTCACCACTATTATATACATGAACGTCAACGCCAAGATTATGCTTAGTCGCTTCATCGCGCCAGCCTCCCTTGAAGGAGTTGGGGCACACCACTACTTTTCGCTTTACCGTCCCCCGTTGGACTTCCCGCAGGAAGTCATGGTAGCTTACGAGCGTCTTGCCCAGCCCCATTTCCATAAAATAGCCGAACCCCGGCTTGCCGTCGGAGGCGACGAGCGCCGCCTCCTGTACCTTCAGTAATTCAGTCATGGATTGGCGTCCCTTCAGGTGTATTTCTCCAATCGGCGTGGCCTTGATTGCGCAGCGCCACGAATATAAGAAAGGCAAAGTTAGCTGTGTCGAACAACTCGATCAGCGTGTTTACGTCTTCCCTGTTTTGCTCAAACTGGTCCACAAACTCCTTTAGTTCCACCCGGAGCATTTCGGTCATGCTCGGTATGTCGGTTATTTCGGGGGTGCGCTTATGCGCGTTCATGTGGAGCTTGTATACCATCCCCTGAAAGAACTCTCGCAGCCGCTCCGAAAGGAGTTCCAGCGACGGCGGGATCTCAACGGATAATGTAGATGTCTTCCGATTTAGGCCCTTGACCCGCAACAATGCCAAAGCTTCCTGCGCCTGCGATGTCGAATAGGAACTCATCCTGTCTCTCCTTATCTAGATAGTTGAGAAAGTTTACAAATACGAAGTCCGGGTCGTTTGCGCGTAGCGCGTCTTGAAACTGATTCCACGAGAATGTTGCTACTCTTCTGATTCGCTTTGTTACTGTGGTCCACTCCGGATCGACGCCCAGGTCCTTCCAGTCTATTTCGACTTGATCGTCGTACCAGTTACCGCTGTGTCCCTCTTCGGTGTTTCCAACTCGAATCGGGAACGTGCGGATCGTCATATAAGTACGGGCCAGCAGCCGGGGTGGAACACGAGCATCTGCCAACCCTTGCATAACCGTGCATTCGCGGCTGGTTACGTGGGGGTAAAAGTGTGAGTTGATGCCCAGACTAAATCCCTGCGCCACTTCCATGAAGTATGGGTGTTCCTCAGGGTGTAGATTATGATTCATGGTGGTTACGTTGGGCGGTGTCTTAATGTTCCAGCCGCCCCAAACTGCATCTTTATGCCGAGCGATCTTCAGCATTAGCGCTCCGCCTGTTCCAGACAGCGTGCTTGCTATCCCCGGCGCTCCGGTCCCCCATTCCGCCTCTCTAGCGAATTGATCTACAATAGCCGCGTTGGGGTGAATATATATCTTCACCTGAGGGTACCTTTCGGCCTCTTCAAACAGAATAATTGGATCGATCACAGCACCCGCCGAAAGATAGGCAGCACAGTTCCCGCCCATCAACGTCGTAGCCACCGCGAAGGTGGGCAGCTGTTTTAGTACGTGCTTCTCGCCCTCGTGGTAGAAGGTGTGCCCGCTGTTGGGACCACCCGAATAGATGGCCCCTCTAAACTCTAAGTTTGTCTCCCGCGCCTTTTCGGCGAGCCAAGCGGTAAGTGCACCCTTGCCTGTAGATCCGAACTGCCCATCGACGACGCAATGGACGCCTTCTTTATTGAACAGCGTTTTCTTCACCATTAATCTCCTTCAAGGCTTCCGCAACTGCGCTTTCCACTTTTTCAACAGCATTGTTGCTGCTAGGATCGAACGGGCGATCGGGTAATTGCATCATACCAGCGAGAGCGGCGTAACCAATGCTGTCGACGAAGTTATCTCGGTTGGCGGGATCGCCGTAGACAGATCGGGCAATCTTCAACATCTCCATCATTCGCGCCACGTCGTGCGGCCTAACCTCTACGGAGTCGCCGCGACAAGCAAACACGTGGCCCAAGTAAGATGTCCACAAATCAGCTATCATTTGGAACGAATTTTCGGCGTGGCCGTGAAGACCTGGGCGTTCCTTGCTGATGGTATTCCCGGCCTTAACTATTAGTTCTACAGCTTTTCTCAAGTCACTACTCACTTGCTAGTCTCCCGTGATAAAATTGAATCAGTTGCTCGTTGAAATCCATTTCGCGCGACGTCACCGAAAAGCAGTCGGTTAGCTTCGCGATCTGGGCAGTCTCGTGAAAGTAAAAGGTATCGTCTTTCCACCCCACGAGAATTGCTATGGCGTGGCTTGCACCCGCCTTGTTTATCCGGTCCATTTCGATGTACTGACGCGGTGAAGGGGCTAATTGTTGCCCCCGCACCTTCTTCACTTCTGCGAAAAACACCGGGCATCCCCATGGAATAAGGATAGTGTCTGGCATACCGACGAGGAACTGATCTTCGATGCGGCGAGCGTAACCGCCCGCTAGTCGCACCGATTTCACCATTTGGGCCTTGATCGCTGCTTCGCCAACCCGCCCAAATGTCATCGGTTGTCATCCGCTTGGAAGTCGCCCAGTTGCACCTTGCGATACCACCAATCCGTTACCTTGAACATGAAGTTCCCGTCGCCATCGCTTTCGTTATGGTCGACTGTACACTTCACAGGCAGCCAATACATATAATGATCTTCGTACAAGGGGATTGTGACTTCAATCAGCCGGGACTTATCGTTAGACCAGCGGATCTTGCCTTCGAATTCGTGTGTCTCTTCGTTGCGCACTGTCATACCTCCAGTATATCACGCCGCGACCGGGCTGTCAAGGGTAGCTTCGTACCGATCTAGTTTCGAGCCGTAAGAGGCTCTAGCCCAATCTGAACCACTGCCCACGTCGAATGGAATGGGCACCATCAGCTTGAACTCCGTGGCCACGTTTTCCAGCAGGTTTACCAGCTCCGTATTCGGGTGACCGGGGTCGCGCTGCCATAGTACGGAGTCGTGGATCGACAGCAGCATCTGAATACGATCGGAGTAAGTGTCCTCGTATTGGAACGCTCGCAGCATGCAAGTCTTTATATGGTCGCCACCAGAATTCTGAATGATGCGGCTAACAGCGCGATAAGAATACGCAATATCACCGCACCTAGCAATACGCCCAAGTATAGAGCGAACATAGCGCTGATCCTTGAACTTCGCGACTGCGGCGAGCTGGAATTCGCGTATCGCCGGGAAAGCGTCGTGTAGAAACTGGTTATGTAGCTTAGCTGCCTCTGCAACTGAGCACCTCATGTGGTTCGCCAGCGTCTTCGCCGACATCATGGTGAGCATTCCCATACCAAGTCGCTTGGCCCGGTCACGATCACCCAAGCCCAAGACTTCGTTTGCACGATCGTGAATGTCGAACTCTCCTGTGCGATATCCGTGTAAGAGACTTGCATCTTCGGAATAATGAGTAAACAGTCGCGGCTCTTGCTGTCGAGCGTCTGCTTCCTCAAGTAGCATACCTTCATCAGGGACAATAAGTCGGCGTACGACCCTTCCCACGTCCATGTTCCTTTTTGGAAATGCCTGGAGATTCGGATCCGAACAGGAAAGTCTTGCTCCTGCAACTCCATAGTCATCGGACTTTGATTGGTTAAGAATTGGGTGTACTCGTCCTCCAATGTTATGCGTATCGATGAGGGGGGACATGAATGAGTCACGTGCCTTCTCCAATCTCCGTACCGAAAGGATAGCCTCCCCGATTTCGTTAGTCTCCAGCCAGCTTTCGGTGAAGGAAGCCGTCCCCTTATCGGTGTGGTTGAACATGGCGTCGTCGTAGCCGTTCGCCCGGTAGAGGGCTTCCACCTCCTTGCCAGACCGAGCGTTGAATCCCGCTGAGAAGACGCTGAGCTTCTCCTTGATCGCCACGTTGATTTCATCGCGGACGCGTGAGGCGTATTCCCCATCAACGCGCAATCCGCGATGGTGCATCCTAGCTAGGTACGGAATAAGATCGCATTCCAGCTTGTGCACCTTCCGCAGCCCCATTTCGTCCAGTAGAGGCTGTTGCGCCTCCCACAGCGCCAGCGTCGTAATACCGTCGCCCGTGGCGTATTCCACCACAGTTGGGTCGTCGCCCGGCATCTTCCAAAAATTCTTCATCTGCTTCTGGTCAGGCAGTCCCCCGAAACGCCGGGCCAGTTCCGCATACATGGCGGCTCCCTTCTTTCCAGGGAGTCCCCGTCTTTCGGCGCAGGCTTCGAGGCTGTATCCGACGGTGAGATCGTTGATGAGGGCTTCATTGACCATTGTGTCTTCGACAGGGGCGGTGATCTGTACATTGCAACGAAGAGAAATGCGAAGATCAAAGCCCAGATTATGGCCGACAGTAGTAAAGCCCAGGCGACCCCTCTCCAGAAACGCCACGGCAAGTGACTTCTCCCATTCTTCGGCGTTGGGAATGTTGCCTCCGCCCTCGTGCCGAACCGGGACGTATAGCGAATGCGATTTATCGGTGATAACCCATCCGACGACTTTATCTGTGACGGTGAGTCCGGTGGTTTCCGTATCGAATGCCATGATAGGCGCTTCGCGTACGATTTTGAGCGCAAGTTCTGGATCAATCATTTAGTCCTCCGAAATGAGAAGTGAGGGGGAGGAACGCGTGACCTTCCCTCCCCCGTACGGCCTAGAACTTCTTGGCCATATCCTCGTTGATTGATCCATTGCTTCGCGTGGCGGCTTCCTTTTCCGCCTCGTCGTTCGCGGCCCATTCCATCTCCTTGAACCGGTCGTAGAGCCGGTGGGCGGCGTTCATCGCCTCCTGCGTCGGGTAACCGGCTGATCGGTAGGTGTAGTTGAAATACGGCCCTTCGGCTCCCTTCTCTTGCACCACTCCCAGTTCCCACAGCTGGGTCCAATGAGCACCCTGTCGCATTTCGATGCGGTTGTATAGCTGCTGCGTCGGTTTCAGGCTAGATCGGGTGTTGATAACCACCACGGGCGAATAGCCGGGATAGTCGACCAGATACCACAGGGTGTTGTATGTTAGGCTCGCGGCGGGGTTCGAGTTGCTGTCACCGGGAACCGATGACCCGAATTCCAGCAGTCCGCTCTCCTTCACGCTCCCTTTCGTCGCCCACACCATGGGCTTAGCTATGCCCTTGAGTTTCACCTGGAATTCCATGTTGGGATTGTCCCAATGGATACAATCCATGGAACGGGCGAGTATACCGCGATCGTCGCCGCGCGGTGCCCAGAGAATGACGCTCTTTCGCACGATGATTGGGATCGCCTTCACCCTGTCGCTCAGGTTCTCTGCAGCGAGGTTGTGCCAAAAGCACCCCGCCTTGGCGTTATCGTATTCGGTCACCTCCGGCGAAATGGCCTGCAGTAGTTGCAATCGCGGAACTATACGGTCGCTTTCGTCGAGGTTGCCAATCCGCTCTTTCGTCATGTGCTCGCGGATGTAATCGGGTACTTGCTCTTCTTTGGCTACGATATCGTTACTCATCATCATCCTACTTTCTGGGCGAAGTAGCCCGTTTGCTCTTTGTCATGTCGTATTATGTGACAATTAGCGCATAAAACGTCGCACTTTGCTATTTCTGCGCGTATTGTGTTCCAAGTTCGGTTAGACGATACTAGTTTACCGATATTACAACCGTTATCGCGGTGATGAAATTGCAATACAATCGGATTTTTGACACCGCAATCAACACAACCGGTATCCGATTTGATTGCGAGCAGCCTTTGTTTGTGCTCTTCCCGCATAGTTTGGTGGTATAGCTTCAGGCTCATTACTTAACTTTCGTAATGCTTGTATACGGAGACGTGCTAACTTTGAAGATCGAGTCGGGCAGTTCCGCGCCGGACTCTTCCAGCATCGACTTGGCGAAAGCGGAGAGCGTCGAGCTATTCACTGTCTCGATGATGATTCCGCCGTGCCCATTTCCGCGCAGCCATTCCAGTCCCTGCTCTTTGTCCAGCATCGTGCAGCCAAATCTGTAGGAGACAGTTACACGCCCTACTCCCTCGATTGTGGTTGTCTTAATTCCCTGCTCGCGGAATATGTCAGGGATCTGCTCGCGGGACAGCTTCTCCTCCATTTCATTGAGGGCTTCACGCGCCTCTTTGATTTGGGCAGTCGCTAGTCTGAGGTGATTGTAGTGCTTGATCAGCTTGACGTGGTTGTGCTCTGCGAGGACAAAATCATTATCCTCCCGCACCATTTCGGCCACTTTTTGCAGCTGGAAGCAGATCTCATTTACGGCTGATACTGTATCTTCTTGCATTTACTTGCTCCGTGTTCTACGCCCGGTCGTCTGACCGTCTTGATAGTATACCACGGGGCGGGGCAGCTGTCAAGTCTACCTTCTAACAGGCACTTTATTCAGCGCCCGAATCAGCTTTTCCTTAGTTCGTTCGTATTCCTTTTCTATTTCTGCGTGATCCATTGGGTCTTTCGCACCCATCATTTCGTGATCACGAACAGCTTTTTCGAAATCTTCAACCAATTTCATTCTATCCTCCGATACAGGAACGGGGAGGGACTCTACGCCCTCCCCGCCATTACCGATCCTGATTAAGCGACTGAGGGGGATCCTTAGAACTCGCTGTCAGTTACGGCCTCACCGGCCTTACCCTCACGGGCTTTGGCGGCGGCACCCGAAAGCACCGGCTTTGCCAGTTCGATCGGGGTCTCTTCGTCATTCAGGCCGATTGCTACACCGGTCTTCCTGACATTGGTTGCGATCATATTGCGGATCGTCATTCTCGCCCGGCCTTGCGAACCGTGGCGCTTTTCGGCGACCTGACCGCGATACTTGTCGACCTGTTCCTGCGAGACGCCGTTTTTCAGCGCCAGCTCGAAGAACGCCTCGTATTCGAATCCTTCCTTGCCCTTGCACTGGGCATTGATGAACTCGGCGAGCGCGTCGGAACCGCCGGCCTTGTAACGGCCCGCGTAACGAGCAGGAACTATCGACTTGGTTGCCTTGACTTCCTTGACTTCAGTCTCTGCTTGGTCACTCATCGCATTACTCCTTTACTGGTTAGCGATGGGACATCATACCACGTGGCGACGGGGCTGTCAAGTATACTTTCTATTCACGGAATCAGAACTTTCCATAGATCGTCTCTTTCCTGCCTTTCCACAGCGGGCGTAGCTTTATAGTGCATTCATTTTTCCCGTGATCGTCGGCAGTGAACTGAAACCTAGGCTCCATAACCACCGAAATAGCAGCCCCAAATTTATCGTGGATGGTGGCTATCTTATCCGTGAATCGAATGTAGTTTCGGCCTTCCTCCGTATATGTTTCGATGATGCCAGCGTCCTTGAACTCAGTCATTACACGCATTCCGTTGATTGGCTGCATGCCTAGTTCACGGCACACCTCGACTACCCTGCGGTTAAGGTCAGCCGGGACCCACGGGAATGATAGGTCTAGATCTTCGTGAATTCGCCCGTCTTCGATTATGTACTTCGCTACCCGCCTCGCCCACGACATGTTCGAAGCGATGATGTCGGAATCGTTGCTGGCGGAATGATCGATTGACTCCACTTCGGTCTTGGTAACCGACATAGTGGAGAAATAATGCATATAATGCTCCATTACAGTTCGACTTTTTATAAATTCGTCTAGTTCGATAAACCACGGCTTCAATCCAGCTGCCCACTGTCTAAATTCGTTCTCGCTTAGATGAAGAAAGTCCTTGTCGTACGCCTTTATATAAAACAGCGCCCGGTCCTGTACGTTCTGCTGACCTATGTTCATGTCCAGTCTGTTGCTGGCGAACATCAGGCGGGCGTGTATTCGGTAGTTCCGTGCGGATATGTACTTTTCGGATCCTGACACGTCAATGTTACGTATCAGCTTCTTGATCTCTTCCGTGCTGGAATCCCCCTTAAATCGCGCCTCGTCCATGAACACAAACATCTTGTCGACGAACGGTTCGATACTGAACGCTCCATCTAGTAGCTTCGGTGACGCTGACCCCCACAACCCGTGAAAAAGCGATTGCATAAATGTATTGCCCAGAAACGATTTCCCAACTCCCTGCCCACCGATGATAACAGGCGCTACTTGTTGTTTCGTACCGGGGTGCTGAATTATCCACGCGATCCACCTTTTCAGCCATGTGGCTTGGTTTTCGTTGTTTCGTGTCAGATAGCCAAACAGCTTATCTAGGTATTCTTCACACTTTTGTAAAATCTCTGGCTTCACTACCTCGGGGACCGAAAGGGGCCAGCCCCGCCATGTGTTGAACATAGCTAGCGCGGTTTTATTCTCGTCACTGTCAGGGATAACTTCTCCGATATTCGTGATTCGATAAATTCCTCCTGGCCCAAGGTCAGGGTATAAGTCTCTTCCGCCAACCCTTTTCCTGAGAGTGGATGATTCAAAAATTTTGAATGCTTCCTTAGGTTTCCCGCCAACTCTAATAATATCACCCTTATGTCTTCGTTCAAGCTCGTGTCCTTCGTGGACGTATCTTCCAGCAGAACTAAATCGCACTCGATCGAGATAGTTATTGTCTGATTCGTCATACAGGTACCTTTCGGCGAAATTGGTGAGCAGAGAAACGTCGGAACCCGGCATGAACACCGCGCGCAGCGCCATTATCGCATCAACGCCGAAATACTGCTCCATCGCTGGCCAGCCGGGGATCTTCGCGTCGGGGTTCCGGTCCAGCTTTTCGCAGGCGTCGTGGAACGCGCGGATTCGCATGTGCTTTTCGTCGTCGGACATGAAATCACATATGAACCCGATCAGGGATTCGGCTATGTCGTCTGTGTCGACGGGACAAAATACGTCCTCGGAAATGACTTCGTGGTTGTTAACGGACTGACCTTCTCGCACAACACGAGCAAGCCATCCCGCGACTTTTTGGGCGGCAACTTGGCGATTACCTTCCAGCCAGTGGTTTCGGACCACATAAGCCATCGTCCCGAAAGCAATCGCACGTATAACCTCGTTGAAGGAGACTCTTCTTGGAGTAGTCGCTGCAACCTCATTAAAGCTCTTCGCTGGACTGTTGTACTTATCGTACCAGACGGAAAGATCATAGACCCCCTCTTCATCCTTGCTCTTGTAAATGGAACCCGGCATGACCGTTTGTTTTGCTGCCTTGGCCACGTTCTGCGCTGTGATGTTCGTCGGGTACGATCGCAGCTGCGTGTGAAATAACTTGCCGCCTAGTTTGAACTGCTTTGGCTCAAATTTAACCAATGTGTCCCAGTTTACTGATTCGTTCTCCCCAAGTTGAACCATCACGTGGGTTGGGATCTTCATCGACGCGCGCCCAAATCGGAACCGCGTATCTATATGAAGATGGTCCATCGCCGAAAGGATACACTGGTTGTATTCTGGGTCGTCGGAATCAATGTCAACGTCCATCCAGCCTAGCTGAAGGTTGAAGCCAGCGTTGGTGAAGCGAGCTTCCTCGTCGTCGATCCAATTCTGCAAGTCCGTGTCGTGGAACTTTGATTCGTACCACTTGGAGTCGAATGGACTCTTGTCGCTGGTCTTAAGGAAGACCGCGCCCACCTGTATGAAATTGTCGTTGATGTGTTTCGTGATCGCTCGTTGGGTGTTCAGTATGGCTTCGTCAGACGATTTGAGGACGAATCCCCCCTCGATCTTTTTGAACACGCGCTGATTCCCCTAGGTTCGGTTGGATTCCCACGGCGTGGGGGGTGGAACGGACCGTCGCCCATGTGTTCCACCCCCGTTGCAGTTCCAACCGTAGGAGACAAGACCAGTATACCACGCCGGGTGGCGGCTGTCAAGTATACTTTCAACCGCTCTGAACCTGTAGCCGGCTAAAAATCATCCGATTCCAAATCAGCCGGATTTGCGTTAGTTTTATTCCATACCCTAGCAAGCGTTATCTTCCTGTATACCTTCCCGCGCTGACTCATCATGCTAGCTTCTATAGTAGGGTTCGGGTTCCTGTTCCGGTTGTGCTTGGAATGCCAGCGTGTTCGGCATGTTACGTTGCAGAACAGCTGGTTCTTCGCCTTTTGGAACAGCTCTCGTTCACAGTGTTTGCACTGCATGTTCACTCCTATTAGAAGGGCGGCCCGCCAGCGCGCGTGGGGCGCTGGCCGTGGGGCAGTACCGGGTGCCGTATGCATGCCGCTGGCGTACGGGTCCCCGTGGCGCGGCGTATGGCTGCGTACGGACACCCGCCACCCCGCCTGACGTAGCCACCTCCTCAATGCTCAGTCCTGTTCCGGTCGAATTTCTCAACTACGTATTCCGCTCCCGGTTCCCCATTCACCTTGTTGATGACTTCGCTGAGGGCGCTGGTTACCTCGTAGATGAACTTGTTGCTGAATCCCACGAAGTTCTCGCCTGTTCGTATCCCGGTGATCGAGGCTAGGTTCACGATCATGGAACAGACCATGAACACAGACGATTCGCAGATGTCGCCCCTGTTCTCTTCGCCGTCGCGTTCGTGGTACATCTGTTCCACTGCGACTATGTACTCACGCAGCGGGGCGTCGATCAGGAACAGCGACTCATTCGTCGCACCCTCCTGTCTAGCGTGTTCCATCATAAAATCAATGTTTTTGTCGATCGATTCTCGACTGAATGTCATCGCGCTTGTCCTTTTCTTTTAATTCATCGCGTATTCCTACGAGATCGAAAGTGGTAAATAAACTGAGCAAGTAAGTGACGGCGGAACCAGGTTGGGGGAACCGCCTTGCGAGCTGTTCCCCCACCTCCACCATCAGATCAAGCTTCAGCTCCTTCGGCGGAACTATTCGCTTTTTCATTTTTCCCCTTTGGTGCCTTTGCCGCCAGCCATTCCGGATCGGCTTCCCACTTGTCGTTCAGTCCGTCGATGTTCGGGATCAGGATGAACCCGGCTCGAACCACCACCGCCTTCAGGAGGTTGCGGCCCGTCATTCTGAGCCTCCCCTGCCAGCCGTTCGTCGTGCGGTTGTACTTTTCGAGGCTCACGCCGTTCGCGTTACAGATCGACTCGAACCGGATCAAGTCCGTCTCTTTCTCGCCCACGCACTGCTCGTTCAGCAGGTTGGCGAGCCAGTCACCGCAATGGGTTGGGTGTCCCATTTCGGCGTAGCGGGCGCGGTATTCCGGCTTCACCACAGACCCCGTGGGTTCCGGCTCCTCTTCGTCCGCTGCCGCGTCCCACTCCTCGTTCCAGCGCACGAAGTCGTCGTATTCGTCCTCGTTCTCGCTGTCGTAGGGGCAATCAGCCGCTGCGAACTTCTGGTGGTAGGCTTCGCCCCCGTCTTTGGGAACCTCTGTTGGCATCAGTGTGCTTATGTCGACGTCTTCCATCGTGGGGACAAACTTGGACTCCACTTCCCCGTTCCTGATCTGTTCCTGCATTACGATCATTCGCTCGATCGCTTCATTCGGCGTGGAACCGATGGTGGTTGCGCCGTGTTCCGGCCAGAACGCTTCGATCTGGTCGTCCTTTTCGGTGAGCATGACGCCGATCTTCGCCGCCTTTTTCACTTGTGTGTGATGTATTCCCATTTCACGTCTCCTCTGTTCGTAGCACCACGCTACATATTAAGTATAGCACGGCGCTGTCCGTCAGTCAAGTATACCTTCAGAATTTGTCCAGTATTTCAGTTTCTGCTCCTTTCAGCGCGTTACTGCTGCTGAGAAGCGACTCCGGTCCTGAATGGAACCATAGTTCAGGGTCGTTCCCATCTAGGTCTTGGTAATACCAGCCGTGTCGCATTTGTTCGGTTTCAGTCTCTTCCTGATCAAACCACTTAATTACAACGCGATGCGAATATTCGCACTGTTCCGGCTTCAACACGTGGACTCCTTCGTCCCGGTTCTTCCTTTTCGCCGGTACGGTTTCTTTGTCTGGTTGTTTTCTCCAGTTATCATCAGGAAGCTTTACCTCAGGGTTATTCGATACCTTAGCTACTTTCATTGACGCTTCCTCAGTGAGGTAACGCCGTATGAACACCTCGCGGCCCAGAACCTCCAGTTGCTTTCTGACCGCTTTATAATGAACGGAATGCGGGTTATAAATATGCGCCACAGTTCGACGATCGATACCGAACGCGGCTGCCAGCACCCGCCTGTGAACCCCACTGAGGTAACAAGCGAGCACTGAACAGCGTTCGTCGAATGTGAGCTTAGGCTCGAACCGCCCCGACCCCCGAAAAATGTGAGGGTACTTACGCAGTTCGTCCATGATCTCTTCGACGGTTTTGGTCATTTTTCCTCTTCTTCCTCCGTTTCGTCGTCTTCTACTTCGATGTCGTCTTCATCGAAATAGGCCACTCCACCCTGTCCGGCAGCGATTGCGTCCTCCAGTTCGGACACTTCGACGCCAGCGCCCGATGCCGCTTCGTCCGCGTCCAGACCCACGAAGACCTTTCCATCGGCGTCTTCAAGGGTGTACGTTTCGCCGGTCTGCGTAACTTTTACGGTTCCCATTTGTTCCTCTTACAGCTTGGGCGTGGCCGGTTTAGCCACGCCCCAATTATAGCACACCGCGTGTACGGTGTCAAGTCCTGCTTCTAGCTGCTGCTATTCACGGCAGCGAACACGCTGCTTCAGTGCAGGCCAGCCTTCAAAATTGGCTTCATGTGGGACGCTAGTGATTTTGCCTTCTTCCACGAAGTCGCACCACTCTTGCGCTTCCGCAACGGAGCGGAACTGCCCGACACACGGCGAACGCCTGCCATCACGCACTTCAGCATCAGTGATCCAGTCAGCATCGCTAACCATATAAACAGTGTCGCCATCGCGATTAACAAATGGCTCAATATGGAAGCGACTATAATCTCCGTAATTCCAGCCTTTGTGCTCATTTTTCATCACCCGTTGTCCTCTATTGGTTCATCCGCGTAGTAGTTCGGGTTGTCCAGCACTTCCTTGCGGTAGCGCTTCGTCACCCGCTCATCGAAACAGTCCGAACAGGTGCGGACAAGCGGGATGCCTCGCGCGTCGTAGCGCCAGAATGACAGCTTTTCGCTGCCGCAGTTGCAGACCTTCCGTACGTAGTCAGCCATTGTCTGCCTCCTCGCTGGGGAACGTGATGTTCCACTCTTCGGGTGTGATTCCCGTCATCAGAAATTCGCGCTCCTCGTCGTTCAGTTCAGGAAAGATCTCCTGTATGAGTGGGCGCTTTTCGCTGGTGTAGGCGGCGATCTGTTCACGCGTCATTTCGTACAGGCGCGTGTGGTTTATGCCAGTTAGCATGCTGGTCATTGTTACTGGAATTCGCATCTTAGCGCTCCTGTTTCGCATACCATTCGTCGTACGTTTCGAATCGCTCACCGAAAGGAAGCGCTACGCCGTCAATGGCGTCACACCTTCCGAACTCCTCGATCGCCCACTTCACATCGTCTTCGGGCAGGTCAAGAATCTGCGCTGTGTTCTTCACGCTGTAGTTCCCTACTACTGCGCCGTGGTTTGTGTACACTGTAAGCATATCAATCGTCTCCTTCATAGTCGTCGTAATAGCCGCCGGGGTTGTCGTATTCGCGCATTGCCTGTTCATAGATTCGCTTTTCGCGCGCCGCTGTGTCTTCTGGCGATTCGAGCTGGACGCAACGCGATTCGGGGTAGTCTTCGCGTAGCTGTTCGTACGCCTCCTCGCGTGTGTCCGCTTCGACGCCCACGCCAAATTCGCAGCGCGTTTCGTCGAGCATAACTGCCCAGAACCGTGTCACAGTGATTCCTCCACCTTCTTCATCTGTTCCGCTGCCAGCCGATTCAGTATCGACTTATGCACCGCCGAAAAAGAAGACCAGAAGTCAGCCACGCAATTCAATCCTATTACATCGTGCGGGCCGATGTCTTCGATATTGGCGAGGTACTTGGTGTTGTACCGTGGAACACACTCCCAAAGGGCTTCGTACAGGGTCGGTATTACGCCTTCCCAGCACTCAGCCACCTCGTCAGGTGTGATGTACTTCAATGCAGTGTGTGGTTTCATTTGTGTCTCCTTAGTTCGGCATCACAATGCCAATGGCCTTGTACTTGCCTTGCGCCGCAGCCTCGTGTACTTCGGCGATTTCTTCATTCGTGGCGTTTTCTACGCCCGGCTTATCCATCACCAAGCGACTCAACGGCGGAAGACCGTGTTCCTCACACTCGTCGTCGATCTCCTTAAGTAGTTGCATCATAGGTTCCATATTTTGTCTCCTACTGGCTTCGTCAACACCCGCATAACGGGTGGAGGCGAGGGGTCGGACCTCGCCTTTCTGCCTGTTACTTAGTCTCCGAAAGGTTCACATAGGCGTCGAGGTTCGTGTTGGTTAGGCGCACGCCATTCATAAACGGCACCTCCACGAGGTTCGGGTATCGCTCGTGGAATTCGTCGATTCGCGCCCACGCGCGCTTCTTGTATTCCGCCTTGGATTCGCCAGCGGTTCGGCCGGTCATTGACTTTATCATGTTTGTCTCCGTTTGTTGGGCGGGTTGGCCCGCACACCGAGCATAGCACGGCGCGCGGGCGCTGTCAAGTCCTGCTTATGCGGGACCGTACGTTTCGGCTCTTACGTCGTGGTAAACGACGCTCGCTTCTAGGTCGATTGTAACCCTTGGCATCGGCTCTTCTATCTCGCTGAGAAGATCGTCAGGGTGATAGATTTGCCAGTGTTCGTCAGCGTAGCCAGCGCAGGCCAGCTGAACGAACGGCCGCATTCCCCACAGGCGCTCTAAGCCGACGAGGGTGGTGTTTAGTATGTCGTTGTGGTTCATGTTTCACTCTCCTTCTATATGTTCAAACTGGTTGCACTCATTCACGTAGTCCCAGAAGATCTCCTCTTCATGTGACATTTCGTCGGGCGGGAACATGTCTCCTTCACGCAGCTTGTCATCGATGTCGAGCACCGCCGAAACGGAGATCCCCCATTTCTCAGCGGTTATGCGCGCCGCACCGAGCCATTTGGTTGCGACTCCGAGCTTTTCATCGATGTTCAGGTCTGGGTTCGTGATGGTTCGCACGATCCGCGCCGTTAGTTCTACTTGTTCATCAAATTCCATTTTTGTCTCCGTTTGGTTGGCTTCATCAGTACGGGCATAACCCGCAGAGGCGAGGGAGTCGGACCCCCGCCTTTCTGCCTGTCTAGGCTACGTAATGCCAGTGCCAGCCGCTTGGTGCGGGGTCGTTAGGTTCTTCAGGATCGGGTTCGCCCGGCATGAGAATCCACTCACCGCTTTCGTTGATGATCGCGAAGTGAGTGCAACCAGCGAGGTCGTTGTCCCATTCGCCATCGCTGCCGTGCTTCCCTATAATAAAGACGTCGCGATCTTCCTCGTCGCCGAGCGCCGAAAGGAGCGCAAGCATCCAGCGCGCCTCTTCCAGGGTGTTCCATCCCTGTTCGTATCCGTCGATGTTCTCCCAGCTCATTCGCTTATCCACTCGTCGCGCCACGCGCTTACTGTGATTGGCTCGTCTTCCGCCGTGGTAGCGAAGGGCAGCTGCCTTCTCTTGTATTCGACCAGCGCCACTTCGATGCAGGCGAACAACTCCTCGGGTTCAGTCGGTCCTTCGAACTGTATTCCAACCCATATCTTCGTCATCTATTCCTCCATGGTGAAGTCGTTGATCGTGATTGCGTGCTGTTCGCCTGTCTCGTAGTCTTCGACGCTGGCGATTTCGACGCTGTTGTCACGCAGCGAAATGAGACCGTGCATAACACACTCCACGGCATCTTCGCGCGTCATTCCAGGCGGGGTGGTTCCCATACCGAAAGTGATAGTCAGTTTCAGCTGGAATTCCGTGCCTGTGTCTTCAGTCATTTAAACCTCCTGTGATTAGCGTGCTTTTCGAGCCATTCGCCAAATGAAGTGATTTCTCTATTCGGGTGTTCGATTTTATGTGAACGAAGTAATCCACGCAATACGCTCACGTAGGCGGAATCACCCGCATGACGAAACACGTAGTAATCGTGCCACTTCTTGTATTTTTCTAGTTCCTTCGAGTCTTTTGACCACGCCGAAAGATGACTACTTATTTCAGCGCGCAAAATTTTTATTAATTCTTCATCTTCGGTCACTTTGTCCTCCTGATTCGCTCGTTCAGCCGCTCCTTTGCGTAATGCGCTTCATCGCGCGCCACCTGAAGATCGAATTCCAGTTCGCGTATTCGCTGTTCTAGCTGCTTGATGTACTCCTCTTTACGTTTACGGTATGCGGCGTAACGACTTTGCATTGCTTCCTCCGTTGGGCGCGTGGTGCGCACACCAGTAAAGCACAGCAGGGCGCTACTGTCAAGTTATCTTTATGCGCCGAAATGCGGCGTCTAAGGCGGTCAGGCTCCTCGTACGTACCACTTCTCTCCTTACTACTCCCTGTCCTGGGGGAGGGGGCTATACGGGAGAGAGAGAGGTAGGACAATGTCGGAATAAGTCCTTTCAGTGGTGGTGTAGGCTGAGGAGGACAGGGCTGCGCCCCGCGACGTAGGGAGTCATAACGAGAGAAGTGGTACGTAGGGCGGCGAGCTGCGTACGGTCCTCGCCGCCCTGTGTTACATTTCGCTGAGGTCAGAAGCTACGAACCTCTTCAACGTACAGAATCCATTCCTCCGTGTCTCCGTATTCGTTGCATTCCGTTCGCCACCAACCGCCTCGGCGTGTTCCGTTGATGAATTCCCTGTATTCCCATTCCAGCGAAGCGTCTCTTCCCTCACGAAGCTCTTCGTTCGCCCACTTCACTGCCTGTTCCCAGTTCAGGACGAGGCGTTTCGGCGCCTCCAGAGCCGTTTCTATGTCGAAGTCCATTCCGCTGTACGCGGGGTATAAAGTGGCTAGAAGTGTCATTCGTATTTCTCCTTGTTTCTAGAACTGGTTCACTTCACCTTGCGGATCATTACGTCGTATTCCTCCAGTGTTCCGATCTCACGAATCTGTTCTTCCAGTTCCGCGAGCGCCGCTTCGTAGCTTGGCCCAGCGACGAGTAGACACCCTTCGAGTACTTCGATCGGGTCGTCGTGTTCCTCTTTCGCCCAGGCTGTTCCGACCCAGCATTCGAAATCATAGAACGTCTTCTTTTGGGCCTGTTCCAGCTCGTCGAACAGCTGCGAAACGCTTCGATCGAGGTTCGCTTCCAGTCGTTCCTTTATTCCCTGCATTTCCATGGTGTATTCTCCTTGCTTCTAGAATCGTTTCTACATATATAGGGTGTTCGTCGAGCGAGGTGCTTCGCACATATAGAATGCGCGTGACGAACCTCGAACACGAGACACACTTCTGGCTTTCGCCAGGAATTCGAAGCTACAGAGGCCCTTCTCCTTTCTTGGGGCGTGTTGTGAAGCATTTCTTAGCAAGCTAAGCGCTTCTATCACCCGAAGGGTGTGTTCGGGTCGTAGAAGCGCTTCGCGGCATTCGCGCCGCGAAGGCTTTCTTACTAGCGGTAGAGCGCCGCCAGTTCCTGCTGCTGTTCGTGCGTCTCGAAGGTCAGAGTCACTTCGCTAACGAAGCCGCCTCCCTTGATGACGTCTGCGACGTAGGTGTCAATCATTTCGCCGAGCGTCGCCATTCCGCCCTTGGTGATCGGATGGTGTTCGTACATCACCTTCGCGATGCGCAGGGTGCCGAATGCCGGCTGCACCGGCTCGTCAGCGTAGGCGGGGGCGGATTCGTACTTCGTTGTGTTCTTCATGTTCGTCTCCTAAAAGAAGCTCACCGGAATGATGAACTTCTCGTAGGAGAGGCGGGCGCATTCGCGCGCCCTTCCCCTTTCGGCTTAGCGAGTCTCGTTCTTGATCACGAACTCGGTCGGCGGAACCAGCGGCTCATCCTGACCGGGCACGTAGAACGCGTTCGCGTCTGCCACGATCTTGCGCAGGACCAAGCAGGCGGTCATGCGCAGGCGTCCTTCCCAGCCCTTGCTCTTGTTCGGCCAGCGGATCTGGATCTCGTCCAGCCCGTTCGCCTCGCAGACTTCCTCCAGCCGTGTGATGTCGATCTTCTCGCCCTTGGTGAGGACGAGCTTCGCCATCTCGCGGGAGAGCCAGTCTCCGTTCGAGCGCTTGGCTGCCTTGCCTCGCAGACCGGCAGCGATCGCGCGCTGCTTGTACTTGGTCTTGTACGACGCCTTCACGACGCTGTTGGGCAGCGCGATCTGGTGGTCGATCTCGGCGATCGCGATCGCTTCGGCCTGAGCCTCTGCTCTCAGATCCTCGAGAATGCGAGGTGCAACTACAGTCACCTCCTCCTGCTGCGTTACGACTGCAACCGAGGCGGCGAGCTGCTTCTTGTTGTTACGTGCCATTTCTTAGTCTCCTACGATGTGCGTACTGGCCATCATCAGTGCCGGATTACCGGTCAGACGGGAGGAGTCGGACCTCCCGTTTCGGCCTGCCTATTCGCGTCCCTCCATGCTCTGCATCATGAACTCGTACGTATCGAGTTGTTCCTGCATCTCTGCATCGAACTCAGTGCGGTCCATGAGGAAGCGCTCCCATCGCTTCGCCTCTTCGCGCTCGCGCTTCGTATCACGCAACGCTGCATAGCGGTCGCGATAGTGCTCCCTATTCATCATCTTCATGGTCTATCTCCTGTATGGGGGTGGCATCATTGCTATCCCCTATCACATATGGTGGTCCGGCGACAGAGCCGT